GGCCCTTCTTGCACTTGTACGTGAGTAGCTGCCGCACTGCAAGGTAAATGATTAAAGATTTACCTGATGATGTTGGTGATAGTAGAAGACACCGGTTATTACGCATAGCATGTACATATGCATTCTTTTGGTAATCTCTAACCTCTATATCTTTATTTCTTGACTGTAACTCTAAATCTGTGATAAACTTATCTGCATGATATACAGGATAATCTTCAGTCAAATCTGGTCTAGGGTCACCATACTCCAGAGTATACTCACGTTCTTCACAGAAGTTCTCAATGTACGAAAGGAGACCGTGATAAACTTGAAACGTTCTAAGGTCAAAGAGCCTTATCTTACCGTCCCAAATTTTATTGCGAAACGCTGGAGTAAATTGGTGTCCAGGTACATAGAAGGTGAAAAACTCCGACAACTCTTGTGCTGTCGAACGCTCACAATTTACCTTAACATATGCTTCGTTTCGCTTTGTTACTGTTAGTTTAGTTTCCACCGATGAATCTTTCCCATGCAATATAATCTTTTAGTTGGAAAGTCCTACTCTTTAATTCTTGCATGATAGATTCACACACAGCAATTGCTTCATCGTGATACATTTTCTTTTCCAACAACCGAATAAGTTCAGTGTCAGATTCCATGTAACGTTCAACACCCTGTTTTGTTTTCACATTCAAGAGGAAGGGTTCCCAACCATATTCTTCTAGTTCTTCTTGTGGTAAAGAACCGTTATAATATTCTTCTTTGATTCTACGCATACGTGCATAGTCAAAGTTCACACGCTTCATTGCAAGCCTGTGGTTCACAAGAATCTTTAGATACTTATTATGTAGTGTGGGTATTTTTAGAAGTTCTTTACCAGGTTCCGTAGAATCAATTACGGAATCTTTTTCCCACTCTTTCAATATTTCTTCAAGTTTGCTCATTATAATCTCCATTGCAAAACTACATTATATCACGAAACTTTTTCCAAGTCAAACCAATCATACCTAAATGTTGCAGTTGCAAAAACATGTTCTTCTGCTGATAAAGTGGTATCAAACTCCAAGTCACTCAGTGAAAGTGGGAAAATATTATTGAGTTTGATTCTAAATTTTGGATTGTTTAAATTCGACATTACGGTAAGTATGGCTTGTTTTTTACTTCCTTGTCTTCTGGTATAACTGCTTTCACCGGAAGAAAGATCAACCATCCATTTATATATTGACAACCATGACGACAGGTCTTCATTCACCATGAATGTAATGTCGAATGTATTGTATTCAATCTTTGTACCAGAATGATACAAATCTAAGTTTGGTGTTGGTTGTACTGCTGTACCCAATGAAACTCCAGGAATATTTGCTTTCTGACAAAAATAAATTGTTTCAGAAATTTCTGGAAAAGAAACCAAATATTTTGTTGGTTGTAATAGATTGGTTGTACTTGGATGAGATGCAATTGCTCCACTCATAATGTCTCCTTGATAACATCTATTATTTAGGAATAAAAAAAGAGGAGCATTTCTGCTCCCCTTTTAAAGTACCACTCTACGGTGGCTTCTTTTACTTGAGAATTACATCAAGTTAGCAACACGGAAAATACGATAGTAGGTGTTGCGCTTAGAGTACAACTGACCTAGGTCAACGTTAGTACCGCCAGCAAATGGGTTTGCAACCATGCCGTAACGTGTTTTGAAACCAATCTTTGGTTGGAATGTGTACTGGTCAACTGCACGAACCATTTGTAGAGGAACGTATGGGCAGTAGAATAGACCAGCGTCATAAGGAGAAGAACCCTTATAACCGATTGTTACCAATTCTTGGTTAGCTGTGTAGCCACCGAAGTATGGGTCAATATAGACCTTAATACGACCGTGAAGCAAGCCAGCGAATGTGTTACCAGTGTCATCAACTTGCAAGTCAGTAGACAATGCAGGAGTGTACTGTAGAACACCAGCCATAGCCATAGCGGAAGCAACGTCAGATGATACGATCATTACGTTGCCCTTACCTCTACGAGTTTCTTTGGCAATAACGTTAGCGTCACGTTCAACTTGGAAGATCAAACCTTTGAAACGCTCAACAGACCAACGACCGTTAGAGTCAGTGTCCAAGTCGAATGTACCAGCAGTTGTTGTACCATACTGAGCACCGTTTTTAGCAACAGTGTAGATTGTACGGATAACTTCACGGTTAATTTCAGCTAGAATTTCTGTAGACAGAATGTTAGACAATTCTGTTTCAGCGTCAAGACCGTGGATTGCTTTCAAGTCTTGTGCAAGTTCTAGTGAGTATTCAGCTTTCAACGCACGGCTTTGAGCAGTCACAGTAACCTTCTCGATAGAGAAAGCCATTTGACCGAAAGCTGTGTTTGAATCAGAACCCAAGTATTCAGCAGTAGCCGTAGGCATGCCGATACCGGATGTGAATGTGTTAGCTGTTGTGAAACCGTTACCAACTGGGTTGGTGATTGTGTCACCAGTAGTGTTGTTAGCGAAACCGAAGCGGTTTGTATCGGAACCAATACCAGAGAACTGTGTATTAGCTTCGTTGTAGAATGCTTCTTGACCAGCCGCTGTATTGTTTTGACCATACTTGGCACGCATTGCAAAAATCAAACCTGTTGGTCCTGTCATTGGCTGAACGCCAGCAACATCATACGCAATTAGGTTAGGTAATGCACGGCGAACCAATGAAATCAAGATTGGGTCAAAGTTTTGAACACCAGAGCCAGTAGCCATAGATGGACCAGGGGCGGCAGCTTCGTTCAACATACCCATTTGGGCACGATCAGACGCCATAGCTTGAGATTGGTTTTCAAGGACCATGGCTGTAACAGCCTTTTTGTATGGATCCTTAATAGCTTCTAATTCTGGGTGCTCCAGAATTGGTTGCCATTTTTGCTTTAGTTCTTCAGATAGTAACATTTAAGTAACTCCTATGTTTAAATTATGTGCTTATTTTTGCACAGATTTTGAGATTGAATTTACAGCGGCGTTGATTAAAGGATCAGAAGATGCTTTTGATGGCTTGTCTTCCGGTACTTCTACACCTTCTTCTAGGGCAGATTTTTCACCAGCTTTAACATTAGAAGGAGCATACGCTTCTTTCAATGTGCTAACTTTTTCGGTGAATTCTTCCTCAGTCGTGAACTCAACACTCTCTGCGAGTGACTTAAGTTTTTCTACCTGAGTCTGCGTTAGGCCTTCGCAAACTGCTTGCACAGCCTGTACTTTCTTATGTTCATTGATTTCTTTTTTGAATTCAATAGAACGGGAAATTTCTTCGTTCAATTTAGCTTCTAGTTCTTCAACTTTATCAGCCATTTCTTGAACAACATCAACTTTTTCTTCTGGAATGTCAATGTAGTGTTCTGCGAATAGATTCTTTAGACCGCCAATAAAGTCTTCTACGATTTCAGCACGTAAGCCAGACTCAATAGCCAGTTCATTTTCTTTCATCCATTCTTCTACCATGTAATTTAGGTAGTCATCGATCTTAGCGGCAAAGTCTTCTTTAAGTTCTTCAACTGCTTGTTCGAATTGTTCGTGAAGTTGTGCTTCTACTTCTTCTGCAATTTCTTCTACACGTGACATAACGGCAGCTTCGAAAATTGTAGTAGCTTTAGAAACGAATTCTTCTGATAGGTCTTCACCTTGAAGCAATGCATCAATGTCTTCTTTTAGACCTTTTTTAGCCATCATTTTTTTCATCATGGCTTTATCTTTCTTTTCATCTTCGTGGTCTTCTTTGTCTTCAGCTTCGGCAACCACTTCGCCATCTAATTCTTCATCTTCGTTCTTTTGACCGTAAGATTGGAATGTAGCACCTTTATTTTTTTCCATTTTTTGGGTACCAGGTTTGCCTTCAGGTGCTTCAACAGAACCTTTTTCAGAAGGCTGACCGGTAATCTTTTTCATTGGCTCTGAACCTACTGGAGGTGTAGCGCCTGGTGGTGTAGCTGTTGGAACACCTTTAGTGGCATCTGGACCAGAGTCGGTTGTTTTGGTAACTTCTGTACCAATTTCACCGACTTCTTTTTGACCTGCAACTACGGATGTAGGCAGTCTAGAAGGACCGTCTGTACGTTTTGACATAGCGCCGGAAACACTCTTGTTTAGAATATCAGCGGCAGCTTCAGATAAATTAAATTTCTTAACCATTTAAAACTCTCCTTGGTTTTGTATGTGGATATTTATAATATTATAGTTTTCTAAGGAAGTTTTCAAAGATTTGTAAACTTACTTGTTCGATTTCTTTACGTGAAGCCTTACGAACTTGTTGTATCGCTTCTTCAAGATGAACTTCGGTCCACTTACCATCTACTAACATCCATTCTTTGCCCTCCATAATTCCCTGTACAAAAGCACCAGGTGCAGAAGGATCGGCCACAATATCTGCCGCTGTGGCGAGATAGAAATCGGGTTGCACAACGTTCACACCGTTGACCATCTTTAAAGAACCCATACCTCTAGAAGACACACCTAATTGTGCGCCACCTTCGATAAGGCTTCTTGCGATGTTACCCATGGGTGTATCAAGTATCTTTGCTTTACCAATCCACTGGTTACCATCTTCACGGAGACCAGTAATCATGTGGGACACACGATCCAAGTTGATTGATGGAGAATCAGGATGACCCAACTCACCAAAAGCACGATGCTTATTGATATAATCTTCGGTGTATCTGTGAACTTCTTTACGTAGTGTATTGAATTCGTAGATACGACCGTTTTTGTTTTTCTTTTCGGCAACAAGGAATGGACCTTCAATATGAAGGATTTTTTTACCGTCAGCTTCTTCGGTTAAATAACTAACCGTTTCGGTAATCTCTTTAATAAGTTTCATCTTACACCCATTGCCTTTCGTTTTCTTAACGATATTTTTCTTTTCCGTAAGATTTGATTCTTCTTACTTCTAAGTTTAATTTTTGCCCTACGTGCCCCCATTTTTCGATGGCGGCGTTCCTGTGAAGACATTCTTACGAGTTTGCCTCCACGTATCGTATACCCTGGTACTGAGGAGAATTTCTTCCTTCTTTGTACCTTACCAGCACGTATTCTTATACGCACCAGTTTTGTTCTTCCCATTTTCTGAACATTGGCTTCTGTTAAACCCAATTTTTCAGATTCTTCTTTAACTATGCGTTCTTTTATTATTTCTAATTTTTGTTCGAATAGTTTTTTAATTCTTTCGTCTATTAACTTTCTGGCTTCCTCTAGGTTACCAGAAAGGAAACAAGCAATCAGTGACATTATGGTCTCAAGCCAAAATTTGGACCATAGTTGAATGCCGCCGGATCATTAAATTGACCACGTTGATAATATGCATTGTCTTTACGTAGTTCTAAAATAATTGTATAGCTATCTCCATTACCCATTCCACGTGTAGTAATACCGATATTACCGTTCGAACCTGCCGCACCTGCTGTTGGATTTGGAATTGTAATCCAGTTGCCTGCACCATCATATTCGCCATTGGCATTCAAATAGAATATAGTATTTGATGCTGTTGCAGACCAAAATAGTTCCACATCGGTATTAGCATTACCTGGTGTATCGTACCACATACGATTTACAGCCAACCCATAATAATTCAATGTTGTGTTTGCAGAACCACCATGTACGTTTGCTACAAGAAAACCATTCGTTGCTAAAGCACCAGACAGTGAGTTAGCTGTAATTCTTGATGTGTTTGATTCTTGACCTGTACCATCAAATCTACCTGTCAATTTAATAACAGCATGTTGTGTGTCGTCTTTTAGTACGTTAATTCCAAATACGTTTGCCATTTTTATTCCTTAGAAAACTTAGCGATAGTTTGAAAATGTTTTGCAGAAGCCTCAAGCATATCTAACATTTTTGCTTTATTCGCTTCGTTGATTTTTTTATATAAATCCATCATATGTTTTGCCATTTGTGGAGTTACTTCAGTAACAGAACCATCAGAGTGTTCTACTACCATATTTTTCTTGCTCTCATTTACTTTCTTGATTTTGTCCAAAACAGTTTCTTCTGTAACAGATGACCATTGCATGTTTTCATATGGTACAGTTACATATTTATTAATTTTATCCACATAATATAGTGCAACTCTTTGGCCATTAGGAAACTGTCGAATGGATTTTCTACGCATAATGAGAACGGCAGGTGGATCTAATTCCTGTGACATAGAAGTTTTACCTTCCATAACCGGAGTTGAAGTTGCCACTAAAGCACGGTTGTTTTTTAACTTAGAGAGAACTGGGTCGTGTGCATTTATTTCATGTCCAGCCGCATGTAATCTTTGTACATCATTAAGTTGCTCCATAATTGGGGCAAGATATTCAGGATGATGTGCGTGAAACATAATATGTGCCGCATAATCACCAAGGTCAACAGTACCACGTTTCTGAATATCTAAATGATGATGCAATTCTGTCGGCGACAGTACACCATCTCCATTTTCATCTGGAGAACTTTCTTCTATAACTTCTCGCTGAAGAAAATCTTTTAGACTTTTCATTATTCCGTTTCTGTTTCAGGTTGATATTGTGCGATTAAATTTTGTGCGACAACTTGTTTTCTTTGCTCGATAGCGGCAAAGATTTTATCATTGATTTCATTGTACAATGCATCACGCATTTGTGTTGCGTTATCTGTAAATGCATTATCAACTACCGTTCTAAGATTATCATTCATATTCTTCTCCATTAATAATTAAATATTTATAACACTCTTTGAAGCATACGCATCGTTGGAGTGTAATCATTGTTTAGGCTTAAATCGCCTTTAGGTGTTTGTGCATTATCTTGTGGTGATGGATTTGGAGCAGGCACTGGTGCACCGCCTCCACCGCCAGCACCTGCGGCGCCAGCACCATCAGGATTCATCAACTCTTGTTGTCCTTGCTGTGCAATTTGCATTGGATCCATAATTAGACCGGCAGCTTTTTCTTTATCAATTTGTTTTTGCATCTCTTTAATGTCATCGTCAGAAAGACGTAGAACATTACGTTGAATCCATTCCATAGAATAATAGCGACCAACATATGGATCAACCGAGCCAAGAAGTGATAGACGTTCACGTACAAGTTCAGCTTCTTTAAGTTCGGCAAAATTATTATCTTTGATAAAGTCGTAATATATGTTTTCTTTGAACTCATCAAATTCTTCTGCTGTACAAATACCTTTAAGTACACATTGAACTCTAAGTGCTTGGTCAAAAATTTCTGAGAACTTTTGGCGTTGACGGTCAACAAACTTACCAAACTTAACTTCGTCACGTGAGATTTCACCCACACGACCTAAAGAGAAACCAGAACTTTCTGGATTCAAACGTGAAACTGGAACGTTGAGAGACTTGTATAGTTTTCTTTCGAAATACTTTACATCTTCAAGTTCACCTAAGTTTTGTCCACCTGGTAGTGTAGTGATTTCGGTGCCTTTACCACCTTCACGGCGAGGTAACCAAAAGTCTTCCATCATAGAAAGGAATTTACGGTCATCACGTACTTCACCAGTTTGTGCATCATACACCAACTTGTTCTTGTACTTGACCATAATGTCACGGAGATATTGTTCTGCTTTTAATTTTGGTAGATTACCTACGTCAATGTAAAAAATTCTACGCTCTGGCGCACGTGAAATACGATAGATAACCGTTGCATCTTCAATCATGCGGAGTTGGTTCAGAGGCTTAATCGCCTTATGCAAGTATGATAGAACAACTGCACGGCGGGAGTCCATTAGACCTGAGTTGACGTTAATGATTGCGTCTTTAGCAATACGTGTGCCAACTGGTCCATAACTTGATGATGTTCCAGATACAACTTTATCATTGTAAATATAATATTCATTGACCGTTTGTACTACGTCAACTGATGTACCTGTATCTTTTTCTTTTCTAATCTCACGTATCTTGCGAATCTTACGTGGATCAATATATCTCAGTGCTTTAATACCCTGTGTTGGGTTTTCATCGTCAAGAATTATATGATAAAATATTCTACCATCAACATAGAATCTACGGAAAGTATCTGTAGCCATGTTTTGGTAATTTAACAACCTAAGAACAATCGTAAATTCTTCTTCGATTGCTTTCTTGATTTTATCTGGTTGTTTCAAGTCGTCCATAATAATACGAATTGATTTTCCATCATCGTTTTGAACGATTGCTTCGTTGATAATATCATCGATAGCAGATTCAATTTCTGGTTGCATTGCCATTTCACGATAACGGGAAATCAATTCAACTTCATTTTTGGCAGTACCATCCAAGTCCACATATGTGCCGTAATAAGCGGCAGAGGAAATGGTTAAAGCACCATCTTCATTCGAAGGTGGCGCAAAGGTTTTCTCCGACTGCTGTTCAAGGTCAGCCTTTTGTCTGGAGATTTGGAAACCGAAAAGATTTAGTGCCATATTAGTTTATTTCCAATTCAAGTAAACATGAAGGGGGAAATTAATCCCCCGTATATAATTAAGATGTAGTGTCTGATTCCCACCACTGATATGCTAGAGTTGTTGTAAATTCTTCGATAGCATCGTTAGAACCCCAATCTAGATCAATAGGTGATAAATCGACAGGGAAAGCACCAACAAACTTGTAACTTTTTATAATGTTACCAGCTTTGTCATATTGGTCCACTTTAGCATCAACAGAATAACCACTAGGGCTACCTGCTGTAGCAGTACGCAAGTTACCGCCATGAGAGTTGATACCATTCATCCAAGATTCTAAACCTTTACGAACCTTGAAGTTTTCATCGTTGATGATTGTAATTGTCCAGTCAGCAAAGTTTCTGTTTCCAGCAAACTTCAACTCACGACCAAAGTAATAAAGTGGAACAGTACCAACAGTTGAACCTGGCAATTGAGCAGTCTTGCAAAGGAATGTTAGTGCTTGTCCAGAATTTACTGGGTCGTTAGCAAAGGTTGGGAAAGTCATTGTGACTTGGAACAGGTTAGGACGAGCACCATCTCCGATGAGATTTGCACGAAACTCTGTTACGTTGAAAGCCATTGTTATCTCCTATTTCTTATTATTTATTACACAGCACCAACGATTTCATTGAAACTTACACCTGTGCGTACAGCAACAAAGTTCAACTGAATGTAGTTGATAGAACGTGCTGGCTTGATGTAAATATCTCCGACAAACTTGTTGGCATCAATAACTTCAGGAGTATTATTTGTTGTATCGCAAACAACACGATAGTCATAGATACCACGGCGACCTTTAACGTCACGTAAGAATGGTTCGACTAGAGCAATAAATTGGGCACGTGTAAATTCATCATTCAATTCGAATAGAGAATACTTAGATGCCGTTGCAATAGCTTTTTCTAGAACAATAAACAATCTGCGAACGTTAATACGGTTGAATGCAGAAGGCTGTGTCACCATAGTCTTATCGCCATATAACATGGTTCCTTGACCTGGGAAGGACACAACTGGGTTAACACCAATTGAATAGATGGCATCACGTTGTGCTTGTGTTGGATTCCATGCCAACTTAACAACGTTCTTGATTGCACCACGGTTTACACCGGCTGGAGAGAACCAAGGATCACGTGTCTGGTCTGTACGTACACATAGACCGGCAATATCACCGTTCAATGGAATCCAACGATATACGTTGTTGTACTTATCAAATTGGTATTTCCAACCACAGTCTGCAACAGCATATGTTGATGCACGGCTCAATGTTGTCATCCAAGAGGTGATAGAGGTTTCGGGAGTTGCACCACCAACAATACCGGATTGCGGAGGAGACAAGAACGTTACGCAATCTTTACGTGCAGAAGCAATAGAATCGATTGTGTATTGTTGAACTGTTGTGTAATTGGCAGCACCACCAGCGTCACCAGTAACAATCAAAGAAATATCAACTACGTCTGGATTGGTAAATTCGCCGTAACCGGTTGTGTAGTCTGCCGCAGTCAAAGGTAAATTTGAACCTAAACTAAAAGAAACAGTTGAACCGGTGTTAGCCCCTGCCATTGAGCAACCAGAGAATTGCGTGTTTGCTGTTTGACCCCACGTAGCAGAAGTGTTTGCTGGATCTACTGGACCTAGTGCGTAAATATATTTAGATTGTTCACGTAAAATTGTTCTGTAGTATGAAGTTGAACCATCATCATTTACGGCATCAGATGCTTTTGAAAGATATGGGAAAACTTCTAGAACGGTACCTTTTGCACCTTGGCTGAACAAACCGTCTTCGTCAACCACAACTAAGTGAATTTGATCGTTTGCACCACCAGAAGTAGCAACATAATTAGAAGTATTTGGTGCCGCAGGGAAATATGATTTATAAGTCCAAGAAGTAAATGTTGTACCTGTTGCATTTGCATTTGCAGTATTGGAATCCCAAATAGAAACCTTTAATGAGTTTCCTAGGGCACCTGGATAACGTGCAACAAATGATTGTGTATTAGAATCCACAATATATGTGGTATCATATACGTCAGTGTTTTTAATTGTCAACGCTGTTGTTGTATTAGCACCAGCATTTTTAGATAATGTGTTGGCTGCACGTACAACTTGCAAATTATTTCCATAAGCCAAGAAGTTGGCCGCTGAAAAGAATGAAGTTGCTGTGTTACCGTCTGGTTGTCCAAACTTGTTAACTAAATCTGTTTCGTGTGATACGAGCGTTCTTTTTTCTACTGGTCCCCATTGAAATGGTCCAGCGAATGCACCGGCCGTAGTAGATACCGCAGGGACAACTGTAGTTAAGTCGACCTCGGATACATTTACGCCTGGAGAAATCTGAAATGCCATTTTACTCTCCTTGTTTTATATTGCTATTGGCAGTAATAACCTATAGTATATTTATGAAATGGTGGTTTTATAGTTAACTCATGAAAAAAGTAGGAGGATTATCTTCTTCTCTTGTCATCCAAACATCACCACCCTCTACGATGTAATTTTTGTCAGTACCATCATCAAAGATACCAAAAGATGGCATTTCTTCATCCGATTGATTTAACATCTCCAACTGCATCTGTTTTCTCAAATCATGGTTGACAATCTCTTTAAAGTATTGTTGTGTTGTCATCCATGCAAACATAACCAAAGTCATCACGATGTCATCATTTGCACCTTCTTCAGCTTTGAAACTGTTGTGGCTTGACACAAAAGTTGTGAGTTGAGATATGGTATCAAAGTCATTAATAATTAACTTGTTATTTTCTATCAAAGTTTTGAGGTTGGAACAACCAATTCTCTTAACTTGTGGTGACATTTTCAAACCAAGCTGAATGCCACGACCAAAACCTGTACCCATTGCCTGTGCTTTTTTGTTTCCAGTCTCAATCTTGACCACGTTTTCATA